TATTTAAATCCATTAAGCTTACAATAGCGTAATCACCAATTTTTCCAACTGACCCTTTTGGAGCGTAATTACTACCGAAATAATCAACAACTTTTGTAGTATCTGTAATAACAATAGGAGTTTTTGCTGTAAATTTCTGACCAAGTTTATTAGACCTAGGAGCATTATTCCATTCAAAAATACCCCATTGGCTACGGGCTGTATCTAGCCAATATGATCCACTATTTGGCTCCGCAGTTGGAGCTTCTGACTTAGCGTTTAACGCTTTAAGATCAATGTCTGCTCTTACTACATATGCTCTATTACTGACACCTAATAAACTATATGCTGCCTGTAATCCATATTCATTTTGTTCACCTGCATGAATTGGATTGCTATTGGCATCAGTCTTGAAAATTGGGGTTCCAAATGTATCTGCTAGATCACGTTGACTTGTAATCAAATATGCTTTGCCTGCATTAGCCTTTAATGTTCCAAGTGCAATGCCAGAATTAGCAGCATTCTGCTTGTTTTCTTCTGAAGCTACAAGGATAAATGGTACTGTACTTGGTGCTGCTGGAGCATAAAAACTTTCGTCAATAACTGTTACGGCTACGCCTGGTGAATTTAATTGGGCCATTGTTCGATTTCTCCTAAATCTTACTCATTGTATTTATAGTAAATGGAGAAAATCTTTGGGTTTAAGTCAAAACTAACTGTTAAACTCTATCATATTAACACTTCAACTCGACGATAAAGATCCTCAACACTGTCATTATTATCTATGACAAGATCAAAATCAGTACCGACCCAACTCCATTCACTGGCATGAATTTTTAAATCTTCTAATCGGGTACGTTGCTCTATATCGCCATTATTAGCTGCTAATGCCAATGAGTACCAATTAGGCAACTCGCCTCTTTGTACCCAAACAACTGTACCGCCTGTATTTTTAATGGCTGCTATTTCATTTGGAAATCTACAGTCACTAATTACCACATTATCAGTGGTATTTTTTAATTTGTTTTCTAAACTGGCAATCCAAATATCATCATTAAATGCTTTACGACAAACTTCAGTACCCCAATATTGTAATATCCATCTGGGAGTAAGATTAGGCATGTTTAATCGACTAGCCCACCAAGGATCCACCTGTTCACGCCACTCTCTACTTTGTTTTGTTCTGCCTTCTAACATATCTCTATCCCAACCAAATACAGCTGAAATAGCATCTTTCAACGAATTAGCAAAACTTTCACGTTTAAATTCGTGAAAGTTTACCAGGTAATCTGCTATAGTATCCTTGCCGCTGCCAATAAATCCACAAATACCAATTATCACAAATAACTCCTTTTTGTAATAATAAAGTAATTTAACATACAAGTCAAATTTTAATTAGCCAATGACGAAATAATACCCTTCTCTTGCACCGCCAATAAACATGTCAAGGTCTTTTTCCAACTTTTCAACTTCTTCTTTGCCAGCTGATTTTAAGTCAGTTCCGTTCAATCCACCTGCTCCGCCTGGGCCTGCTATTTGACCAAATTTACTACGTGCTTCACCTAAAATTACCTTGCATGTAGCCAATGTATAGTCTTTGAACCATTGGGCAGCATAGGTGTCTTTGAGCAAATGGTCATCTGGTCTATAATTATATCCTCTGATTAAAATTTGCTCACCCTCGCCATATGGACGTTGTAATATTCTCAATGTATGAGTGGTTGGCATCCATTGAAACTCAATGAAAGCACCAAACATACGCCCTACTAATTTTTGATATCCTGCAAACATTTCATAGGTAGCAATACCACCTAACATGGTACTGTTTAACAGATATGTGTTTGTATATGCCAAATTAAATGGCTCAAAATTAGTACCGCCGCTGCCGCCTGCTGTTCTAGATCCAATGGTTCTACGGTAAACACTACGCACTTCCACTATTTCTTTTGGAAGAATATAATCATTAGTGTCCATCTTAAATTCTAAAAAGTAATAACCTTCTTCTACGCTGTTGCTACTACGTTGTCTAAATTTAGCCAATGCTTTATTCAATGCAGTTTCATAATGAATTGGGTCCAATTCCACATCTACCATGCCATCACCCAACATGGCCTTACAATATCTATAAACGTTTTCTCTTTCTTGAATAATAGTAGTATCTGGCGCCATGTTAGTTCCCCCAGTATATTTATCAGCTGCTAAATATCATATGCCTAGACTCAGCCTTTACCGTCCAGAACGAGGAAATGATTATAAATTCATAGATCGCCAAATCAGTGAAATGTTTGCTATTGGGGGCACAGATTTTTATCTACACAAATATATAGGAATAAAAAGTTCAGCAGAAACTTCTACTGCCGACACTCCTTTTTATACCAAAGATGGTGTTACTCCTGACTATAATCCCACTCAGATACAGGATTTATTATTATTAGAAAATAGAGATAGAAAATATGACCCTAGTATCTATAAAATTAGAGGGCATTATAATGTACAAAATCTAGATTTCAATCTCAGTCAGTTTGGTTTATTCATCGACAACGACACCGTATTTGCCACAGTACACATCAATGATTGGATACAGACCATAGGTCGTAAACCTATCAGTGGCGATGTTGTTGAATTGCCACATCTAAAAGACGAATTTGCCCTAAATGATTATAACATTGCTCTACCACGTTATTTTGTCATCGACGATGTAAGTAGAGCCAGTGAAGGATTTAGTATAACTTGGTGGCCACATCTATATAGACTAAAACTTAAGAAAATCACAGACTCACAACAATTTGCCGACATACTGGATCAACCTATTTCAGACGCTAACGGCGATGACACAAACCAAACCTTACGAGAAGTATTAAGTACCAAAGGCAGAGAATTAGAAATTAATGAAAATATCATAGCACAGGCTGAAGCAGATGCTCCTTTGAGCGGTTATGAAACTAGACATTTTTATACATTAGCTGTCAATCCTGACAACGGTGAACCTTTGTTATTAACAGTTGACAACAGTAAAGTGCCACCGCAAACGAGCGGTAAAGCAGTGAGAAGCGGATATACAGGTTACTTGTTAGGTGACGGGTTCCCCCCAAATGGTTATGAATTTGGTCATGGCATTATGTTTCCAGCCAATGCTTATGTTGATGATTATTTTTTAAGAACAGATTTTGTACCAAATAGATTGTTTAGATTTAATGGAAATTATTGGGTTAAAGTTGAGGATGCAGTACGTCATACCTTAACCAATACCAATAATCGAACTACACATAAGACCAGTTTCATAAATAATACCAATATCAATGTTATTAATGGTCAACCGGTTGAGGAACGCCAAGCACTTAGTAAAGTTCTTAAACCTAAAGCAGATTTTTAAAGGAGCTTCGGTTTAACACCGTCGAAATATTATTCAATTCTTCTACGATGGTCAAATAAGACGTTATCTTGTACAAACTATAAGATTACTCAGTAATTTTGTTGTCAAATACAGTGACGGAACCTTAGTCCCTGTGCCAGTAATGTATGGCGATATGGACAGCCAAGTTGCTAATATCATTAGACAAAATAGTGAAAATAAAATACAAGGCCCGCCAAGAATAGCTGTTTATATCAGCAGCTTAGAAATGGATAAAGATCGATTAGCTGATGCAACTTATGTAGGCAAATTACATGTAAGAGAACGTGAAGTAAAATATAATCCAGAAACCGAGCGTGAGGAATATACAAACAATCAAGCCGGTAGTTATACCATAGAAAGAATCATGCCCACTCCCTATAATCTTACTCTAAAAGCCGACATATGGAGTGCCAATACCGATCAAAAGCTACAAATTTTAGAACAAATTTTAATGTTATTCAATCCCAGCTTGGAAATACAAACTAATGACAATTACGTAGATTGGACCAGTCTTAGTGTAATCTATATGGAAGATTTAAACTTTAGCAGTCGTACAATCCCTGTAGGAAATAATAGCCCCATAGATATTGCAACTCTAGATTTATCTATGCCTATATGGATTAGTCCACCTAGTAAAGTAAAACGATTAGGCATAGTTACTCGTATGGTTATGGGCGTATTTAGCCAATTTGATCAAGGTGATCCTGGCTATATCAATGGCTTCGATGCAAATAGTGTTTCAGGTCCTAGAGCATTTAATGGCATAACCACTTTAACTACTATTATTGATAATTTTGACATTTTGGTATATGCCAGTCAAGCTAAGGTAATTAATGAAAGCGAAGATGTTAATTGGAATACAATATTTGATAAACATCCCGGAAAATATAGCGCCGGAAATAGTAAAATATTTCTATTACAAAGTAATGGAACTGAAGTAGTTGGAACTATAGCCTTAAATCCTTTGGACAACACCTTGTTAAATGTAGCATGGGATCCGGATAGTTATCCAACCAATACTAATATCAATAGCAGTTATCGACCAGCCAGTCCTGGCACATTTGATGCTATTATTGATCCAAAAACTACAGGCCCTAACAGCGGACTACCCGTACCCGATATTGGTACTAGATACCTAATTATTGATAATATCGGTGGGGGAGTTAGAGAAACTTTGATAGCAGACAATGTCAGCAATAGAATAGATACCACTGTAGATTATAAGAAAGTTTTACGAACAGAAGTATATGTTAATCATGCACCTGTAATGTTTGAAATCATGGACATAAAAGGAAAATTAGTAATTAAATTAGTAGTATCAGCGCAAATAGACGATATAATAACATATGAACTATTCGTCAATAACAGCGGTCCAAGTTCTTGGAAAAATGGTGATGGCAGCGACTTTATTGCCAATGCCAATGATATTATTGAGTGGTCTGGTTCAAAATGGAATGTAATTTTTGATAGCACGATTTCAAAAAGTACCATATACTACCTAACAAATATATACACTAATGTGCAATACAGATGGAATGGCATTAGTTGGGTTAAAAGTTTTGAAGGGGAATATCTAAAAGGTAGTTGGCGTGTAATGCTATGAAAGAAAAAATCGTTTGTAGCGGTGCTTTATTTTATGCTAAAGATACCGGACGTATTCTATTATTACAAAAATCCAATGGTAAACACCGAGGAAGTTGGAGCTTGGTAGGAGGCACCAACGAGGCCGGGGAGAATGCTTGGCGAGGCCTAATAAGAGAAATGGAAGAGGAAATTGGGTTTATACCAGATATATTAAAATCCATTCCCTTAGAAACATTTGTCAGTAACGACAATGTATTTAATTTTCACACTTATCTTTGTGTAGTCAGTAATGAATTTATTCCCAAGGTCAGTGACGAACATAGTGGTTGGGCATGGACCACAATTGATCTAACACCCAAACCATTACATCAGGGATTACGCAGCAGTTTTAGTAATCGTGCCATAAGAACAAAATTACAAACTGTTTTTGAAGTTATGGATTTAATTTAAAATCCCAAATATTTACTTCTAATAAAATCTAAATCATATCTCTGCTCAGACATATGTCGTGGCTTGCCTTCAAATGGTTCAAAAGTAGGCCAACAGGTACGCCAATACTCTCCCCATTTTTCGGTCAAGTATTCAATGTTTACATCACGAGCTGCATCAACTTTTTGTTGAAATTCTGGATCACGTCGTCTTGTATTACCACCATAAAAATGGTATTCCGTCTTGTCGCCACCGCCATGATAATAATTACTTTTTAATCCCAGTACTTTTTTAACAGGTTTATGCATTAATCGCATAATGTAATCATCATCTTCACTATATGCCGGATACATATTTTCATCAAACAACCCAAATTGTCTAACCACCTTATCAGTAATTAAAAATACGTCCCAACTACCTACTTTAAAATCACCTGCATGTCCATGAATCATGTCAATTTCTGGATCTGTTGTGATTGTTTGATGCATTTCAGCTAGAAATCCCTGACCAAAACTAACATCATCATTTACTATGACCCAGTAAGGTGCCATAATATAACTTTTAATCATTAAATTCCAAGAGCAGGCCACACCCATGTTAGCGGGCATATGACATACATGAATATTTTTAATAAATTTATGTTTGATCTTGGCTATATAGTCTAGATCTTCTGTAATTTCCCCTTTGCCATTATTATTAATAATAAGGAAATTTTCCACAGGAAAATCCACACTGGCCAATAATTTAGAAACCCAATATGTGTCAAATACTACTGCTGTGCCTATTACTGGAATCATTACGCACCACCTGTTAAAATATAGTCTTCACCCTTTTTAGTTTGATCTCTATGATCTATCATTTTTTGTAAAATATCTTTATCAACTAGATCAGGATACACCCACCAGTCTTCATAATTACGCCATTCATCTGGAGCGATATCATTGACTACTAACAAATAACCTTTAGATTTTAAATACTCTCTTGACTGTTCTCTGAGTTCTTTACGATCTGTATTATAATAATCATGCTCATAGGTAATGACTTTGAACTTATATTCATCAAAAGGTATTTTTTTCAATATCTCAAATGTAACTTCAGGTGGATCACAATCTAATTGAAGATAGTCCACAACCGGACCTAACTCTAATTCCCTAATAATTTTAGCATAATCTATTTCTAGTGCATTTTTAACTAGGAAAGGTGTGCGTCTCGTGTTACTAACTTGACGCTCATCTAAATCAATACTTATACCACGCCAATCAAATTTTGTTTCAAGTAAAGCAGTATTGTTGCCATAAAAAGGTCTACCTGCACCCACTTCAATAAAGGTGCCCTCCCTTTTTCCATCAAGCATACTGAGTACAAACATATCTTGATATGCTTCGCTATAGTTTGTTTCTATAGTTTCTGATCCTGGAAATTTATGTTTTAACTTATAATGCTTAGTGACATCATAATTGTCAAAAGGAATCTCTATATAAGAACTCATAAACTTTAAATTATTGTAGATAACACGTTTATAATCTTCTGACAATTCTTTTGAACGCATAAGTTCTTTAAACAAACTACGAGATTCATCACATAAGCCACAATGCCAACCACTTAAAGCTTTTTGAAAAGTTAAAACATCTTTACCTGGATAACCTACATCAGTTCTTAATCCATAACTAATCCCTTGGGCCACACTTTCACCAATACTAGCCATACTATAACATTCATTCCAATGCCCATCCTCTTCTTTACGTTCGTAAAATCTACTAAGGTGATAAAATGCTTCGGGGCGTTTTGGCTGCAGGGCCACTGCGTGTAACAGTAATCCTTTTACAGTAAAGTTTCTACTACCTTGACGTTCAAAACATAATGCTGCTCTAATTAAGCATTCATATCTTAATAGTTCGTCATCAGTTCTTTCAGCTGTTCTTAGATAGTAAGATACAGCACTGGCTGATTGACCTAATAGATCATACTCTAATCCTATAGCGAAATTTCGCTCAGGATTAGTAGGATCTTTTACATAATCTAGTAAATGTGGGTAAATTTTGTCTGCTTCAAGCATAATGATCTATATCCAATATATTTAAATGTACTATATCAATATTGCCCAAGAAATGATAATTATTTCTCAGTATGATATGTAAAATGCGTTCGCCAAAGAAATCATAAAATCTTAATTGCTGATTTCTTTTATATATTTCTGGAAGAAAATTGGCATAATTAGCGTGAAATTCAAACAATATGCCAAATAATATTTCACAAATACGATTAAACGTGGCTGTGTCTGCTATGAACATATGAAATGGCAAAAGATATTTGTATTTTCTTAAGTCATCAATCATATCCATTGTGATAGGTATACGCCTATCACCAGCTAATCCATATAATAATTGCCATCCCAAATTATTATGACAATGGCTAAAATGGTCATAAACATTGTCAACATGAGGCGCAATCCCTTTTATGGCTGTGACAATGTCTTTGGCCTGGGGAACATACACTCTATTGGGTTTTAGATCAAATTCTTCATCCCAATAAATCCTATATGTATTAGTTCCTTTATATTCGTGTTGAGTGTTTTTCCAAACCCAATATAGGCCAGTTAAACTACCAAAATCATTGTTCATATGACTGATACTTTCACCAATATTGTCCATGATGAACCCTCTATTTTGAATAGAAAGGTAGTCTTGGTAGGCGTAATTCACAGCGCCACACATAATGTTTCGCTGATTAAACTGATTCTTTTTTGGTTCTCTGCCTACATAGCAGAAACAATACATTCCTAAGTCTATCATATAACATAGTTATCTATGCTAGTATTATAGTGGATTTTTTTACTTTGTCAAGTCTAGCTTATTCGCATTAGGGTGATTTTGGATGCCGTAGTTCCTGTGCCCAAAACAATTAAAGCACTATTTGAGAACCAAGTTATATTATCACCTATATTATTAATCACAATAAAGTCGCTAACCGAACCTCTTCTCATTGAAGACGAGTTTAATTGCAAGTATCTTGGTGTACTTGAACCATTAATCCTTAACCAAAAATCACTTTGAGCAAATGCATTACCGCCTCCCACTACTGCCAAATTATAATTCACAGTAATATAGTAGCTGCCTGTTACGCTAAAAGTAAATGTACCGTTATCATTCATAGAACCAAAACTAGCACCTGCTGATAAACTAGCGGTAGAGCTAAATGTTACAATAGATCCATCAGATGCAGTAGTTTGATCTCCATTTTTTGTATACACATACGTAGGAATGGCTACTTGATTAACCCATTGAACCCCTGTGCCTGTGGTTTGTAGATACTGACCATTGATTCCGGTTGAACCGTTTATAGATATCGAACCAGTAACAACCATATTCCCTATAGTTGGCGCAACCAATGTTTTATTTTGAATAGTTTGATTTGCTATTAATGTCACTACTTGACTGTTATCACTAAAGATATCATTGGCATATATCTCACCTTGCACACCTAAACCACCAATTACTTTTAATGCACCACTATCATTGGATGTACTTGGTGTAAATGCTGAAATTACTACTGAACTGTCTGTAGCTGTTAGTGTAATTTCACCCCCAATACGAGTGTTTTCTATAGAAAGATTCTCATTTTTACAAGAAATCACACTGGATGTATTAGAAGAAAAAAGATCAATATAGTTTCTATCGCCCCCTTCTGTATAATTTGGACCTATTCTTAGTTTAGCATCGGGGCCTTGTAATACCATATTATAACCCGTGAGCTTTGTTTCCGAAGGATCTAACGCTCCTGCATATATAGTGCCGTCAACTGACAAATTCTTAGCAATACCTGCCCCACCAGTAATAGTTAAAGCACCAGTTGATGAGTCTGTACTTTCAGTATCAGAGGTAAACCTAACTAAATTATTAGCTCTTAATTCAGTAAAATATCCAGTACTACGAATTGTCGATCCAATTGCTGCTCCTTGCAACGATTCAGCATAAATTGCTCCATCGACGCCCAATCCGCCCTTGACTACCAGTGATCCTGTGTACTTCGATGTACTGGCTGAGGATGAGCCAATAGTAACATCACCACTATTAAAGTCAATGACTAGAGTATCATCTATCCAACTACTGAAAGGCTTTCTAGTTATATAAAAATTATTATCGCCGGTGCGCCCTAAAGCAATCTTTGGATCCCCATTCATCTCAAAAGACAATGTATTGTACCCGCCATTTTCCATTGAGGTTTGATTAAGTGTTATATCTGGCTCTCTGCCTTCTAATCTTAATAACCCCACATCCTCATTTAAGCTGTTGGCTATCAAATGAACGGGAGATATTAGTACTGCGTCACTTTGAAATGTCAAAGTGTTTCTAATAATGGGGTCATCCACATAGGGACTTATTAGTGTCTTATCGGTTAGTGTTTGTTCTACATCAGTTCCGACTAAAGTGGTAGTAGCATCTGGTATTGTGACCGTGTTGTTATAAGTAGGATCAACTACTTTTAATATTGTTTGATAGCTATTATCAGTATCACCTTCAAATATTATATTACCATCAAGTAAACTTAATCCACTGACTAATGGATTGGTTAAAGTTTTATTAGTTACAGTTTCCTCGCCGTCTAAAGTTACAAACATACTAAGATCTTGGGCCAATCCTTCCGGACCACTTGGGCTAAATGTAACATAAACTGGGTCTTCATTGGTAAAATTGCCCTGACTTCTTGCTATATCAACTGTTATTTCATAATAATCGGTACCAGCTGTTAATTCTTTAAATTGAAAAATCAAAAACCAGTTAGGGTCATTCTGTTTTTCTACTTTGATATAGCCTCTTCTAAAGCTATTTCCAAATAGATTTAGGCTGTTAAAAAAATCAGAAAGATCATTTTCTGCTGCATCACTTTTGGCAATGTATATGATTGAGGCGTTGCTCATTGTGGACTCATTGAATCGTATTTCACCAAAAGTAATAGCAGATGTTGTAATCAATGTGCTAGCGTAATAACGATATCTAGTAACATCTAAGCTACTGGGAGGGGCCCAACTAATATTTCCACTACCATCTGTTCTTAAAATATAATTAGCAGAGCCGCCTGCTGGGAAGGCACTGATTCCCGGTTGTGTAGTATCTAACCAAAGTAATTTAAGATTTTGCGGAGGAATATTACTTACGTGAATACTCTTACTGATAACCGGACTGCCGTTAAGGATTAGACCATCTTCGTCGGTACTGAGTAAATGCGATGGGCCCGTCTGGTCTAAATTAATTGACATCTATCTTTCCTCTCTATTACTTATAAAGCTGCTATTCTACTTTGGAAATCTGCAAAGTCTATACTGTCTGCTACTAATTGTTTGAACGCTGCCAATGAAATATCAAAAGCTCCTGCACTACCATCAGCCCCTTGAAGACCGGTACCAGTAGTGCCTTGGCTACCTTGGCTTCCATCATTACCTTGTAGACCAGTTGTGCCATTAAATCCTTGTAAACCTGTAATACCTTGGAATCCTGTAATACCCTGTGTACCTTGTATTCCATCAGTACCTTGAGTACCAGTAGTTCCTTGTAATCCAGTTGTACCTTGAATACCCTGTCGACCTTGTACACCCTGCTGCCCCTGTGTACCTTGTACACCTTGTGTACCTTGTGTACCTTGCGTACCTTGGACACCTTGTGTACCTTGAACACCTTGTGTACCTTGTGTACCTTGTACACCTTGTGTACCTTGTGTACCTTGCGTACCTTGGACACCTTGTGTACCTTGAACACCTTGTGTACCTTGTGTACCTTGTGTACCCTGTATACCTTGTGTACCCTGTGTACCCTGTGTGCCTTGGATACCTTGTCCACCTTGAATACCTTGTGTACCTTGCTGACCTTGGATACCTTGCTGTCCTTGTGTACCTTGAGTTCCTTGGATACCTTGTCCACCTTGAATACCTTGTACACCCTGTATACCTTGTACACCTTGAATACCTTGAACACCCTGTATACCTTGTACACCTTGACGTCCTTGGACGCCTTGTATACCTTGTACACCTTGAATGCCCTGTACTCCTTGGATACCCTGTACACCCTGAATACCTTGACCGCCCTGAATACCCTGTACACCCTGTACACCTTGTACGCCCTGAATACCTTGCGTATCCAATCTGCTCCAGTTAACTGTATTAACTGTAGTTGGGCGAGAATTTGTGTTAACTGCTACTGCAATCCAAGAATTACCATTTTCAAATACTACATCATTTATATCATAACTTGCAACACTTGACCAAACACCTTTCCAGACAATCCCCAATCCTTGAATACCCTGTATACCCTGTACACCTTGGATACCCTGTACACCTTGGATACCCTGTACACCTTGACGTCCTTGTACACCTTGGATACCTTGTACACCTTGTATACCCTGTACACCCTGGATACCTTGTACACCCTGAATACCTTGTACACCTTGAC